ATATAATAACCTCTTAATTATTTATACTAAACTTTACCCAATTTTATACTACCAGCAGACTCTAAATTATTAAAAGCAAACAAATTAAGGCTTGCTGTTGATTCTATAACAATAGGATCACCTATTGAACTTTGAATTGTATTTTTTAATATAAGATTACCCGTAAACGTGCCAGAAGTGTTATTAGAAACTACTTTGAGAAATGAACACCTATTTGAGATACCTCCCGAAACATACATGGATGTGTTGTATACCAAATTGTTTATATTATCTTTAGAATTACTATTATCAAACACAAATGGTTGTGGACAATTTTTAATCTTTAAATCAATAAATATATTTCCATCAGAACCCTTACATTCAAAGAATCCATTCATGTTACTTCTAGAATCAATTGTACAATTCTTTATAAGCATATTTCTAGGTGATACTATAAATTTACAATTTTCAAACTTACAATTAATAAAAGAACTACCGTCAAGCAGTAATTGTCTACCATCTGGTGATCCAAATGTTATATTTGTAAATTTACAATTCTTAAAGGTAGAATTTCTCATATCGGTTGTTTTTGTTACACCACCCAATATTTCTTGTTTGACAAAATCAGCAGATCCAGAAAATATTAAAGAATCAAATATTCTATTTCTTAAATTATAAACAGAAAATGTATGACCGACGGCTATATTGGTATCTCTTAAATTTGCAGTAAATTGTGTATCTGCTTTGGTAGGATCTATGCAAAATCCCATACTAGAATATGCTGGTTCGGTTCCATCATAAGAAGCACCAGAGATTATTAAATTGGGAGATTTTAACAAAGTAGTTAAAGTTCTTAAAGTTATTCCTGCAACAATATCATCATTTGTATTACCATCACTTAATGATTGAACATCAAAATTAAAATTAGTAACTGAACTTTCTGATAATGTTTGCAAATCCGTATTATCTGTACTGTCTACACAGTGTACAATTATTCGTCGTTTTAAAAATTGACCATGTTTCATAGTTCCATATGTTGTTGGTGACCAAGGTCCTCTTGTAGTAGATTTATATTGGTTATAATTAGTTGAAGAATCTGGATTACTTATTGGATAATGTGTATCAATATTCTTATAAAGAGCAGATTTACTCTCATCTAGAGTTATTATATAATAACCACCTGCTAAAAATTTAAATGATCTGCAAAAATTATAATTGTTTATTTTTGTAGGATTTTGAGGAGAATATGTATTATCTAAAATAAGTTCAGATGTTCCTATAGCAGTATCAAATTCTTCAACTACCTGTTCAATACCACCACCAATATCCCCATAATATTTAAAACTAGATTCGTTATTTAATTTTGTACGTTTCATAGTAGGACTACCAGAAATACTAGTGCTATAATAGTCTGTTGCACCATTTGAATCTACTTCTGAAACATTAGAAACTATAAAGGAAGTCTGTGACACATAAGGTTTTACTAGTACATTTGAATCTGAAACATATTCTATCTTAATGCAATCTGCTTCAAGTGGAGTCATTTCACATCCAGAAAGATAAACCAATTTATCTTTTTGAACCAAATATATTGTATCGCTCCAAGTAACATCATCATATACTTGTATAGCAGGAGCAATAGAACGAATCCCTGCTAATTTTCGTAAACCTAAATTAAAACTTAAATCTGTGTAATTATCTTGCATTAAGTATCTCGTAATGATATTTTTGTTAAATTATGCAATACATTTTCTTCATTATCTAGACGAGTTTTCAATTGTGCGTCTGTTTCTCCATTTGGATGCATTCCGTATGGATTTGTTGTTAAATTTGTAAACGGATAATCAATTAAAATATTCATGGTCTGTTGAGAAACCGTTTGACTATTATTAATATTATATGTTCCAATCCCACCAGTTCCTGTTCCGAATGAAGTAATTCTTGTATCTTTAAGTATATTTCCTGCAGCAATAACAGGTTTTAATCCAATAGTTCCTTGAGATACAGAAACAACAGTCATTACAGTACCCGTAATAGATGCAGTCACACTAGCAGAAATTCCTTGATCTTTATATTTAAATCCATGTATTTTCTGAAAAATATTCATCTGATTAGTACCAGTTTTAGCAGCAAATTCTTCTTTTAGGCTATACACTCCAGTACCGTGACCATTTACTAATTGACCATTAGCATCATATGGTAAATTTGGTCGAAAATTTTGATCATTATAACCAACCATTGCACAATTATTTATCAGATTAGAAACTGGATTAACTATACTATTTATAGGGCTTGATGGAACAGTAAATGCATAAGTGCCACCATAAGAAGTAAATGGTACTGTAGGATAAGACCCAAATGAATAGTTTGTACCAGTTAAACCATTTTTCCAAGTACAATTAAGAAATCTATTCCAATTAGAACCTGCTTGAAGATCTATAAACACATTTCCTGTAAAATTATCTTCGTTATGCATATACACATTATAATTATTGCATCTAGCAAAATTATTTGTTCTAGTTGTATTACGAATGGTGCCAGAGCCAGCACCATTTGGTATAAAATTATTTACTAAATCTAATGATCCGGATGTTGCAGTATAGTTTTCTGCATTTAGATTATTTCCACGAAGTTGCAAACCTGCACTAGTATTATAAGAAGTATTAAATGCTGAAAGATTAAATTGAGTTTTTGCATAAAAACTAGCGAATAATAAATTACTTGGAGAAAAACTAGTTTCATTCATTAAACATAAATTTAATCGTACACACCAATATTCGGTATCTAAACCCCATATATGTCCTTCTTTAGATGATCGTGGAGTTTGATATTGATCTACTGTAATACTTTCTCCAGCATTACCAAACATTCCTCTACATTTTTCATGGCACCTAATAATAGTTGTGTTTGCAACCGATCCTTGATCTTCTATAAACATAAATCTTCCCAAAGTATTCCAATTACATGACATATAGCAAATAGCATCTCCTTCATATATTCCATTATTTGAAGGTTCAAAACTTCTTGATTTATTTTCAAAAGTGCAATTTTTATATAAAATACCAACATATCTTTGTCCCATCAAAATTGGTGTAGATATAAATTTACAATTTTCAAAAACACAACCATCAAATAAAAATCGACTAGTAACAGTATATCTTCCATTTTCAAATCCCATGCTAGAAAATCCATTTTGACCAATAAATGTACAATTTTTTATAACAGAACCAGAAAGATCTATAGTTGCAGTTCGAACTAAATGTTGTCCGGTAACAGGATGAGTTTGGGTAAAATCTTGATTATATTGATACGGAGGCAGTTTTACTGAACATTCGTTTCCATCATCACCACCAATAAATGTAATATTTTCTATTATACTATTTCTAAGATTTATAATTTTTATTTTTCGTAATTCATCAGTTACAATAGAATTATCAGAATCTGTAAGTATATTGAATGGTGTACTTGATCCATAATTTGTTCCGCTTGTTGTTAAACCATTATTAATTTTACCACCAACATAAATTTTTCTAGAAATTGGTAAAAGTTCCATATCCATATCAGAATCGATATATAAATCTTCTAATTGACCATTTGTAACGGCACCAGTATAAAAAAACGGATTGAAAGAAGCATAATCATAAAATCCGTTTTGAACTCTAGCTGCATTTTGAATTACAGTACTTGTATCCCATCTTTCATTTTGAATAAAAAATGTTCCATTTCCTTTATAATAAACAGAACCTGGTGTTATACCACCACCAACAACAATAGATGTATTAGATTTACCAGGAATAGCATTTATAATTCTTCTTGTTATAGCATTGCCAGTAACAATATCTTTATTTTTAGAAATAACACGAATTACAATCTCTCGTTTTAATTCTCCTTCAATTCTGATTGCCTGTATAGGTGCAGGAATGCTGTCCGATAGAGTTGTATATTGTGCAGTATTTGGGTATCCTTCCCATGTAGTAACTGTTGTACCAACTGTTCCTTGGGTTGGATCCTCAATCCAAGTTTTTGTTACTAAATCATTTATTTTACTTCTTACAATAAAATTAGGTGATTGTGGTTGTTGATAATGACCGCTCAAATAATTTGCAACAAAACCCGTAGATCCTGTTAAGGGATTTAATCTTTCATCTAATGTTATACGATAATAACCTTCATCTAAAAATTTAAATGCTCTGAAAAAATTACTCTTAACTATTTGTTTTGATGCGTTATCAACAAGATATGGTTCTACCCAAAAATCTTCAAAAGGAGGATATTCATGAATAGAAATATGATGAATTTTCTTTTTTAAATTTAAAAAAGTTGATATAGTTGCTCCACCACTTGCAAGTTCTGTTTCTGTTCCATCCGATTCAATTTTTGTTATACTAACACAATCTGTACCATCCTGAAACATTTCAACACCAGACAAATATATTAATTCATCTTGACGAACATGATACATTTTTTGTTTTGTGGGTGATGTTGGAAGTTTTTCTAAAAATCTAACAGAAGGAGTTACTGCTCGTAGACCTGCAAGTTCTTTTAATGCTTGACTATCAGTATATGCTGACCATTCGTGTTGTGCTGTTTGTTGTGGCATTTAAAATTTCCTATTATTGTAATGTGGTAATATCATTTATATGTTTAAATAAAGATATTTTAACTCCACCACCATTAGTATTATCTTCTCGTATATCATTAAAATATCCATCATGTGGTATACTTACTTTATAGTAACTAGAATTACCATCACTGCTTATAGTTGGATATGATGTTCCTGTTCCAAAGAAAATTGAATTACAATCAAATGTCTGTGGATGTTCTCTGCAAATATCTGCTCCTTGACCTTCTGCCTGTTCTCCTATTGGAGAACCTGTACCTTTTGGATTTTTTCCATCTCGATATGCAGCTGTAGGATCAGTTGTAGTTCCTACACCTGCATTGTTATCAGTTCTAAAACTTACTGCGTTTGGATTAAAAAATATATTTTTATATGCAATATTAATATATTTTCCTTTATTAGAATCAAAAGAATCAATATTATCTAACATTTCATTATAATATCCTCTTTGCAAACCGTTTTTAGTCTGATCCACTCCAAACATCTCTGTATTAATACAAGTTTTACATCCTAAAGGATTATGGAAATTTAAATAGACTGAACAAGGTGATCCTATTTCTTTTGGAAAATATCGATCCCAACCTGTAATATAATTACCAATTATTTTATTAGCAAAAGAGCGAGAAGTGTGTTTACATAATATTGATCCATTTTTTGGATTTTCATAATTACTAACTATTGAAAAAATAGGAGATGGTTGTAATTCTGATTCACTATAAAACGCAGTTTCGCTTATAGTATTATTTAAAAATCTAAAATGACAAGTATTTTCTCCAAGAATAACTCTCAATCTAGAATAAGAATTAAAAAAATGAGTATCATAATATGAACCACCACTTAATTCTGTAGTTGAAGTATTATTACTTGAATTTATATTTGTAGTTATTAAGCATGATGAAGATAAAAATTCGTTTAATGTGTAGAAATTTGCTCTAGAAAAAGAATTATTAGTTCCTATTAAACACCCATTACCTCTAACAATTCTATTTCCTATAAACATATTTCTAGAAAATTCTCTTAATTTTTGTTTTTCTAATAAAGTTTTTCCTACTGGTACAGCAGTTAATAATCCAGATTTTGTCTGTAGTGAACCAAAAGATGTTTTTACCGTAGAATCAAAAACATTTGAATCAAAATGACATTTAAACCAGAGATTATCTGTACAAGGAGAATTATTTGTATTAATAGTAAAAAGACTTGATAACCCTTCAAATTCACAATTGATATATGCAGAAGATATACCACTAGAAGTTAATTGTTCTGTTTTTGCTGGCTCTTGAAAATAACAATGAATAAACATGACAGAATCTGCCTGCATATTTACTGCACATCTTTTAAATGTACAATTAATAAATTTAGTTCCTCCCCATATAACATTAGGTTGATCTGCATTAAGATTCATGTCTTCGAATACACAATCTCTAAATACGCTTCCTCGCAAATCTAAAAGATCTGTATTAGTTGTTTCTATTGGAGCAGTTAAATCACTAGGTTTTCCTAAATCTGTATCTCCTCGTATGGTCAATCCTTCAACCCAAAGGTGTCGTCTATTAATTAATCTTTGACCGGCACCATTCCATCTTTGATTTATTTTACCAAATCTTTCAGTTGCGGTAGTAGTTCCTGTGTATTGACCAGCCGTTCCGCCTATAAAATAACCATCTGTAATGTGTTGAAATACTGCACCATAACCTATAACTTTTTGATATGGTTTGGTTATTACTGTTCCTGTGCTAATTGTATTTGCTGTTAATGTAATATTTGATGGTTTAGTTGTTGTTATGTCCCCTTTAGTCACAAGATCTTTTGAATGATTATATGCATTTACTATAATTTTTCTTGTGAAATTTGATCTATAAGTTTGAGATAATCCTGTATTGATTTTTAACTGTTCTGGTAAAGTTCCGTATAATCCAGGATTTGATGTGTAATCTACAGGTTTAAATAAATTATTTTTTTTCCATTTATCTCCTTGTCCTGCAGCAACAGTTGAGGCATCAGCATAATAATTATTTTTATTAACTCTTTCCCCCATGGTACCGCCAGCTTTCCATGACCAAGTTTCATCTATTTCTAATTTATATTGACCTTCTCTGGTAAAATTAAAACATCTTATATTTGTTGCAGAATTTTGACCATAGATTACTGATAAATAGCCACCATCACTTGCCAACCAATTTTCGGTACGCTGATAACTACTACCACCACCAACACTATAAAAAACATCATCAGTAAGTCCTAAAACTCTTTCTTCGTATACATATACGAATCGACTAGCAGTGTCTGCATAAAAACTAGACCCCGATGATCCAAAATATGGAAGAGTACTAGAATATTTACAAAGATTTGAATTTGGATGCGCTTCGTATGGAGGAGTACTGTAATGTCCATATTCTTTAGTACCTTTTATAAGTAACCAATCAGATTCATTGGTACTTCCATGAGCACGATAGTAAATATTTAAAGCATCACCATAATCAGACACTCGATTTCTATCAGTATTTTGTATCCACATTTCCTGACCCCAGACATATATTCTATCTCCAGTATATACGGTAAAAATACGATCATCAATATCTTTAGATGAAGATGTTTCGTTATCATTTACTGTGTCATGAAAATGAATTGCAGGCGCACATCCACGAACACCAGCAATTTCTCTAGCAACCTGCCTACCATTATGTGCTCGCCAAGTTGGAAATTTTGCTAGTTCTGTGTTTGTTGGATCTATAAATTGTGCCATTAGCGGTTCCTCTTCATCTATATATCAACTTGGTGCCACCACTGGTTCTATCACTTTAGTGGAAAGACTCGTATATGTTGGTCGAATACAAGTAATATCATTTTTATATAAAGAATCACCTTCTCCTCTATAAACATCAAAGTTTTTAAATAATCGTTGACCAGCACTAAAGGTATTGGCATAATTACCAAAATCACTCACTATTATTTTTTCTAGATAATTTAATCCACCATTCGTATTATCTTGTCTGTTTGAATAGAATATTTGTTTGGTATAACGATTATCTGAAAGAGCATATAAACTTGAATGTGTGATAGCACCCATTGGATTATTATATTTTTCAAATGTAAAGTGATTATGATAAACATTATTGGTATTTAAAGAATTTATTGTTAAATTTACAGACTTTAATGTGTGATAGCACCCATTGGATTATTATATTTTTCAAATGTAAAGTGATTATGATAAACATTATTGGTATTTAAAGAATTTATTGTTAAATTTACAGACTTTAATGTGTTATTTCCAAAATAATTTTCAAAAATATCTCCCTGAGTAACCAATTGATAAATTATTTTTCCACTTGCTGCTACAGAATATGTTGAACCTAATGCACAAACTGCAACAATTTTATAATAATAAACAACACCTGCAGATAAAGAAGTAGTATCGTTATATGTGGTAGTAGAAGGAGAAATTCCACTTTGAATTAATTGATTTTGAGTTGTACTATCTGTTCCTCGATATAGACTATAACTTGTTGCTCCTGCGACAACACCCCAAGTAATCACAATCTTATTTGTAAATGAAGTGGATACTTCCGAAATAACAGGATCTATCATATTCACCCAACCAGTATTGGAAGTGGATGCTGCACTGTCTCCATTAGAATTATATGCTTTAACTGTATAAGTAAACAAAGTTGCAGGAGTTGTAGGAGAATCATTATAAGTTGTACCTGTAGTAGTATCAACCTGAATACCATCTCTAAAAATCTTATATCCAATTAATGCAGGATTACTTCCTGTTACTGCATTCCATATTAATGGAATACTATTACTCGATACACCATCTCCTGCAAGAAATGAAGTTGGCGCAGAAGGTACAGATCCTGAAGGTGCAACAGTTTGAAGAATACCGGAATCTATATTACTAAAATCACTATTACCCAAAGAACAAACTGCTTTTACTGCATAATAATATGTTGTTCCATATGTTAAATCTGTATTTGTATCACGATATATTGGTGTGGTAGAAGTATCAATTTGAACAAAATTAGAAGAAGTAAGTGATCTATAAATTTTATAACTAGTAGCACCAATAACGGAATTCCATGTTAATAAAATTTGAGAAGGTGAAGTAGAATCTGTTGCAATCAATCCTGTTGGTGCTAATATATTTTTCCATCCACTATTTGTAGAATTTGTATCAGATATGCTTGATCCTGTAAAATTTGTAGCCATCACATGATAAGAATAAGAAGTTCCTGCAACAACAGCGGTATCATTATATGTTAAATCTGTGGTGTTTTGTATTTCTACACCATTTCGATATAATATGTAATGTAATGCGTTTGCTACAGAATTCCAAGACACTACAATTTTATCAGTATAAGTTCCATCACTTGCTGTTACTATTGGCGAATTTGGAATACTTGCATACAGTAAATCAGAATCTACATTACTAAAATTACTATCACCTGTAGAGCAAACTGCTTTTACTGCATAATAATATGTTGTTCCGTATACCAAAGAAAGAGAATCATCGTATGTGGTATTTGTAGTAGTTCCTACAATAGACATAGAACTAGTTGAAGAACTAGTTCCTCTATAAATTTTATAACTTACAGCATAATTTACAGAATTCCATGTTAGAGATATTGTAGTAGATGATTGTCTGTTATTAGCATCAAGATTTGTAGGTTCTATTAATTGTCTAGAACCTGTATCACTATTGCTTGGTATACTAATAACTACTCCATTTTTTGCAATAACATAATACGAATACGTTATTCCTGGAATTGTTGATGTGTCATCAACGGCGGTACTTGTTGTAGTAACAAAAAATGCGCCGTCCTTATAGATGTCATAAGATACAGCATTATCTGAGGCATTCCATGTTACTAAAATTTTATCAGAATATAAATTATTGGATGCTATAACATTTACAGGTTGTGATGGTTGCGCACCTAATGGTGGAGGAGGAACAACAAAATTACCAACAGATTCTCCTGAACCGTATACACCCGAACTTGCTCCTGCACTACCTGTTTGACCCTGTTCTGGCATTAATTAAAACTTTCATTGATTTCTACTAGATAATCATACGACTCTGCAGGATTTACATTTTCTGGTTGAACCAAAACAATCTTATCCTCATTCGTATTTAGTACAAAATCTCCGTTCGTATCTCGGTCATATACTATGGGTCTAACACGAATAGAAGAATATTGTTTATATGCCATGGTTATGCTTGCTCAAAATCAAAAACATTGATTTTTATATCTGTAATAAGACCTGTTTGTTTAACTGGACCATAGATCGCTGCTTTGGCTGTAAATTGTAAATCCCAAATTAAAACTCTACTCTCATCTGAAAAATTACCATCATATACTTCGGATGGTGTTATATTTGTAAGAACAATTGGAACATCTACAAGTTCTGCAGAAGTATCAAGAATCTTTGGCTTTATAGTTATTGTAAATTCAGGAGTAAAGAATGGCAAAATTTGTTCAATAATTTGCAATCCATCATCCATATTTCTAGTATAAACATATAATTCAAATTCAATGTTATAAGGAACATCTTCATAACGATATTGGAAACTCACATCGTCGTTTGTGCCAATTTCTTGTTTGTATCTTTTATTTATTGAATTTTTCTTTCTTTCTGGATCATATGTCATGGCAAGAATATTAAATCCAATTCTTGGCAATACAGTCTGAACCATGGTTGCATCAAGATCTAAATTTAAACGATAAATGAATTTTTCTTTTGGAGAATAAATAATTGGAACTTTTATTTTCTTTATGCTTGTACCATCATTTCGTTCAATATAAATGTTATTAAATAGTGTTCCAAATGCAGTAACAAGTTTTCGAATTGTTCCGTGGTAAAATGTGGTAAACATTAGTAGTTACCTTCTGAGAATGGATCTTTCTCACTGAAATCTAAGATATCCCTAGACTCTGTTTGTAACTGATCGTTATTACTTACTTCCTTCTTATCTTCAATATAATCCGTCTTACCATCGCTGTCAACATCAACCTGCTTGACAAACTCTGCTTCCATATTATCAATAACAGTAAATCCTGTTTGAATAGTTTCCATTGAGTATTTGTAGAGTTCACAGTCAATTCTGAAAGTATAGTAATCGCCTTGTTGATAAAACATACTTTCATTTTCTACAAATTTAATTTCATATAAATTATCAGATGCAGGAGCAAGAGGAAGATAGATTAAATCACCTTCCATTGGTCTGTTCATTGGATATAATCTACCACCAAGATCTGGCATTTTAAAAGATTCTTCTCGGAATCGTCGGCGAGAAACTAACATTGAAACATTATCTTTAATTTCCATACCAAATTTAGAAATAACATCTCTATCACCCTGAAAGTTTTTTGCTGTGCTTAAATACATTTCAATTGTAAATGAATTCTTTAACTTGCCGTGTTGATTATCCCCAAATAGATTATCAACCTTATCTGAAGTTTTAATAATATACACCACATCAATTCCGTTCATCTTTATGACTTCGTCACTTAGATCTTCGAATAGATTTTGAGTTGGTTTATAATTTTTATTATTAAAATATGGGTTTACTGCCATTTTATCCTACAATAAATTGTGGTGGAAGTTCCCACTTACTCTGTATATCTGTTTCTATTCTGCTGACTTCGTTTGTGGCTTGATTGAAAATATCAGAACCGTTCAGAGTAATGCCGCCAGGAAGTTCAACACCACCAAATTTCATCATGTTGGAACCCCATTGTTGCTGTATCAGAGCAGTGGTATATCGCTTTAACATCATGTCATTGTAAATATCAGTATAGATTTCAGGATTTAATATTTTATATCCTTCAAACATCATATACTCTCCGATATGAGTTTGACCCTTCCAATCCATATTTACATAAATTCTATTGGTTACACGACTGAATTCCACACTCTTTTCAGGTGTAAGCAGATCCTGTAACATCTGCATATGGCTTCGTGTAATTGCGTAAGTAATCATACTCTGAGAGTAGGTATTGGAACGAAGACCGTACAGATCGTTTAATGCGATCTGGTAGCGAGCA